AGATCACTATTTTCAACTAGCTTAGGGAAGATGTTCTTTAGATAGAAATCCATCCCAGGCAATTCTTTAAAGTATGCAATCATTTCCGCTAAGCCTGTAATAACAGAACTGATCTCAGTTGCCAGCATCTCCATCGAGTCTGCTAATGGCTGAACTGTGTTGCCGTCGCCTGCGAGAATGCTCAAAGAATCTACTAGACCCTTGCCAATGATCTCTGTTGCTTCACCTGCTGCTGTAGATAGAATGCCCATCTTGCCAGCGTAGGTCTCAAGGTAGGCAGCATTAGCACCTGAGAATTGCTTGCCGAGTTTCTCTTGTACATCTGCGAAGCTCATAGTCTTAAGCTCGGCTTGAGTTACGCCTAACTTGTATTTGACGAGTCCACGAGTCTGTCCTGTATAAGCCCTCGTTAAATCTTCCACGACCGTGCCATAATCGACGCCAGAGCCTCGTGAGATGTCTAGGGCTTGAGTAAGTAATTCTTGAGACTTAGCAACTGATCCAGTAGTCTGCAATAACTTCTGCATCGCTGGTCGAAGAACGTCATCGGTGACGCCCGATGCTTTAGATAACTTTGAGATAAACTCTTCAATGCGTGGCACCTCAAAGGATAGGCCAAGATTCTTGACAGCCTGTGCAAGCTGAGAGGCTGCCTTCTCATCGGCAATAAATGCTTTTGCAGCATTCTTGCCGAAGTTAATTACAGCGGCAGTTGATAGGCCGATGCCTGCTGCGCCTGCTAGTTTCTTAACTGCGCCCTGTAGGCCTTTGACTTCCTTGCCTGCTTGCTTGATTCCCTTGTTATCAAAGATCGCCGCGATGCGAATTGCTAGACTTGAATTGGCTGACATTAGCGGCCTCTAAACTTCATTGTAGTTCCCTTGGTTACTCTTAGGGCTGTGTCCATTGACTTCTCAATAGCCTTTAGTACGGCTGCATTAGTCTTGCCTTGATCTTCTGCCCATGCTCTAAATAGCAAGCGACCTTTAGTTTTACGGGTGCGACGGCCTGCTGCGCCTGACTGCTGGCTATCAACTAGCGGTGGCAATGCATCGATGAATTGACGGCCTGCATGAGGGTTGGCAGATTGGCTCTTAGTCTTGTCGCTGCTGCGTACTTGATACGGAGACTTACTTGCATTTCGTGTCCCAGCATTCTCATAGACATTGACTAGCGGAGCTTGAGGTCTGCCTTCTGCGCCTGATAGACGTCCGGCAGTCTCGTAGATCGATCCTGCTGCGCTCTTATTGAAGATGGTAGCGATGGATCTAAATCCTCGCTTGTTAGGCTTTGATGGTGCTGTGCTGTATCCGATGCCGCGCTTGATATCACTAGAGCTGAAGACGCGATTTTCCCAGACGCCCACGGCTTTACCCCATCCAGATAGCGGTGCAGCACTAGGGACGAATCCTCTGGCCTTGACTGCTACCACCTTGAGAAGGTTTCTAATCTCTTTCTCGGTTTCTTTAGCCAGAGCAGGCTCAATCTTCTTAAGTGCCTTGCGGAGTTCAAGTGCGCCGCTTACTTCTGTAGGCATCCTGTTGCTCCTTCGCTCTGTCTTTCAATGCTTTCAGTAACATCTGGAGCATTGATGAATCTAAATCAATTAAGTTTTGTGGAGGGATAGCCGTCTCAATGCTCAAGCGAGCTATGAGATAGTGGATGCTATCCCTGCCTAGGCCAAAGGGTCAGACTCTGCAACCTCGACACTCTTTAGAGTTTCAAGGAAGTCTGCCCCGAATGGCTTGACTGTGACTCCACTTAGTCGAAGGCCTTCCCATGCAAGCCAATAGACATCTGACTGCTTTTCATCATCGCGGAACGCTTTGTGAAATCCCTTTTTAGCATATAGCTCGAACGCGTACTCCAATCGAGGTGTGATCTCGATCTCGGTGACGCTGTTGTCTGCCATTGTGACTATTAACTTTGCCATGCTGTGCCCCTTTGTTTAGTTTCTTATGAAGTGGTGACTGCTACTGTACCAGAGACATTCCATGTTACAGATTGAGTACCGAGATCGCCAACTGCACCGTTAATGTCGGTGAGGTTATTGACTAGGCATGTCATTGTGTAAAGTGGGTTAGTCGCAGAAGTAACTGCTGAAGTCTGCTTGAGTGTGACTGTTACGTTAGTACCGTAAGCAGCCTGCAAGGTCTGTAGGACTTCTGATGTAGCTGTGTCATTAAGAAAGTCAATTGTAAGAGATGCAGCCTCTAGTCCCTTGACGAACTTGTGGCCTGAATCTCCCATTGCGGTGACTTCAAGCTCATCGAATGCGCGGTTAAGTGTTACAGATGTAACGTGATCAGAGAGATCCACGGAATTGACCGTGACTACTACTCCATTATTTAGAAATACAGCCATGGGATTATTCCTCGTCTTTCTTGGTAGATGCTGGCTTAGGTTTTGGTGCTACCTGCCCGATCTTGATCAGGAAGGCTTCTTGCTCTTTTTCCCACTCGGACATTTTAGCTCCAACTCGTTAGGACTGAGATATTGATATTGCATGTTAGTAGATCACCTGAAGCGGCATTGAGTACGGCTGGAGCCGATACCTCTGTGACGTTGTAGGTGTATGAAGATGCCGCTAGCAAGTTAAACACTCGCACTACGTCATCCTCAATTCCGTTTAGATTGCCCTCGTTATCGAGAAGCGGCACCATGATTGAGATGGTGAAGTTAGCCATTGGTGAGATGGATGCATGCCAACCGTTAGAAGGCGAGATGTAAGGATCGCTAGGGCTGACTATGACGCTGTTGGCAATCACAGTAGCAGGCGGAAATGAGAAGACTGAATACTTTGTATTGTCTGTGAGTGCTGCTGCGATACCTGCGCGGAGTGTTGAAATGGCGGCCATTAGCCCACCATCGATCTCGGATCAAGATATGGAGCAAGTAAGCCACGCACACGAGCAAGTAAAGTATTGCCCATGCGATAAGGTGATGGCGCATAACCATCGATGCTAACTCCGCCTGAACTTGGGCTCTGCTTGCTCTGCCAGATATCAATCGAGATCATGAGTGCAGCTTCTTGAATCGCTGGCACTGTTGAAGGATCAAGATAAGTATCGGCTGAAAGTAAGCCGTAAGGGTTAATTGGATGGTAAGGCTTTACGGCATTGTTATTGCCTGTAATCGCATAAGTGATTGAGCGAGTGTCGAGACCTGTGATGGTCTTTGATCCATTGTGCTTCGATCCTGCGCCTGTGATAACTACTGTCTCGCCAACGTAAAGGACATCGATAATTGAGTCTTCAAAGTATGAAGTGCCTGTATTGGCGGTGTTGCTATGCCCAATGATTGAAAGGGTGTTAGACCAGATGAATGGCAAGAGTACGTTATCTGCGGCGTCGCAGACTTGCTGCAAGACTGCATCAGTATAGAGAGTGCCAACGCCTAGGGCGGTGCGAAGCTCTGCAACTGTTGTCAATGCCATGCTCTTATCCTTTCTAAAGACTGGCAGGGTAGAAGGGCACTACCCTGCCAGCGACTTAGTGTGGCTTACGCCTTGTTGTTCTGGAATGCGCCTGCTGCAACCTTAGTTGCGATTGCGCCATAGCCGTAGTAGCCGATTGTTACCTGTCCTGCTGCTGTTGATTCAGCGCGTAGGCGGTAAGTAGGTGACTCGTACCATGTGTAAGCATCTGGGTTAACGATGAGGATAGTTCCATCGCCATCGCCAGCGTTAGTTGGATCGACGTAGAGGTTAAGACCTGCAACGTTACCTGTGAGTGATGTAGGTGCTACTGCTCCGCCTGCATTCTGTGGCTGTGAAGCTGTGTAGATTGGACGTCCTGCATCGTTAAGAGACATGATGTTAGACCATTGTCCTGTAGACACGATCATGTTACGAGCAAATGGATTTGGAAGTCCTGCTGTTGCTCCATAGACAGAAGCTGATCCGCGAGCAACGATTCCAAGAAGTTCTGCTGCTGTTGGATATGTTGCAACTGTAGTTGCGTCAACTGTTGCACCTGTGATAAGTGCTGCGTTTACTGCTGCGTTAGTTGACTTTGCATAAGCTGCTGCCATGTTGCGAACGAGTTCATCGAAGAATGCTGGAGATGTACGATCTAGCAATTCTACTGAGAAGACCTGTTGTCCTGCGTACTTTGCAACGCTTACGCTTAGGAATGCAGAGTTCTGATCTGTGTTAGAGAATGCTGCATCTTCAGCTGCAACTGCAACTGTAGGCATTGCAGTGATCTTAGGGATCTCGAAAGTCATACCTGCATCAGGAAGCACTCCACGAGAGATTGCATCGATTGATGGGCGAATAGTTGTACCGAGAGGGTTGATGATCTCTGAGAGTTGACGTGTTGGTACGAGACCAGCGTTGTCAGTTGTGTTGTCTGCTGCTGCGATGTACTGACGAGCTGAGTCATCGCCAAGTGCGGCGCGGATTGACTGCTCTGCATACTTTGCAGCTGTTACTTCGATTCTTGGCTTTGTGTAAGCCATTGCTGTGACAGCAGGGCGAGCAGCTTCAACTGCGGCAGCCTCAACTGTAGGTGTTGCTTCGACTGCTGGAGTGGTTTCCACTGTGGCTGTCTCGCTTTCTGTTGGTTGGTTGGTTTCTGCAACTTCGGTTTCCGCTGTTGCGGTTTCTTCTGCTGCAATGCTAGTAATTTGAGCCGACTTAAATGCTGGCTCTGTGACGGCGCTGACCTCGCGCAAGATACTTGAGGTGACGTGTAGTACGCCATCTTTAGGTTTAGATGATTTTACTTCTACTCCAACACTCAGACCTGTGACCAGTCCTTCCTGTGCCATGAGTAAATAGTCTGTCGCTTTGCTGCTGCGACTTAACTTGAAGGTAGCGTAAATGCCATCGCCTTCACGAACTTCAAAACTTGAAGCCCGACCCAAAGGTTGCTTTATGTCATGCTGCGCTAATAGGCGCACAGACTTCGCATCAGGAATCTCTATTGAATCGGGTTCAAATACGACAGCGCCTGCGCTTGTGTTGCCAATTTCGCCTGTTCCCATAGGCACAATTTTGCCTGAGATTTCGCGAGTATCCATTGATGCAGTAAGTTCAGATGCTTCTAAAGTGAAGAAAGTTAGATCGGTCATTGCATGCCTTCGCTTCCGTTAGGTGTTAGGTCTGTCATCTCCATGGCTTGCTCCTGGGTAATTAATTGGAGATCGAGGAGTTCACGGATGATTGAAAGTTCTTTAAGTGGATCTGTGCGTAGATAGTTGCTATCGAGGTCGAACTTCACGATGTTGCCGCGAGCTGTGATGTCATCCATCGAG